CCCTTTTCTATGCCCTCCAGACTGTAAAGTCCTAACTGTGACGAGATCTGGGCCTCTAAGAGACCCATTCCCTCGCGACAGAAACCAGCGTTGCATACCGAAGTGTGAAGGTAAACGGCTCGAACGGGTCAATAACTTCCGCTCGGTTGTAGCAGCTTTGCAGCCACCTTAAGTAGCCGTGTTCCGTGGAGAAACCGAATCCTTCTGCCGGAGCCCTAAATGATGCGTTTTTAACGCGCACCACTTTAACGAGCTTTCCGTCAGACGGTGGCGGACTATACTCCTTGAGTATAGTAAAACCTTTCCGCCCATGCGGCCCCCGCTGTACCTTCTGGAAGAATTGCACACCTACCTGACCTCGAGTCACCGAAGTACCCTTAATGCTTTCATAGCACTGAGGTTCCCCGATACACCCTTCCCACCCTTCTGGGTAAGTAGGGATGAACCCGAGATGGTCGTAGACCTGCTCTTTCATCCATGCGCTTACCGCAGGAAGTAAAACTGACCATGACTTACTTTGGTCATACCAACCCGCGACAAAATCTGCGTCCCACTTTTTCCGACTTGGCCTGTTTGTGCCAGCTGTCCGAGGTGGTGTCTTGATTTTGAGAGGCGTGATATTTGCGCCAGCAAAGGCGTCAGTACCACAACTTTCTCTAAATGGGCCAGTCCAAAAGGACTTGTCTCGGTTTATCCGAAACCCATACAGCTCAAGACTTGACATTACCTTAACTGCGTATTGTGCCGGCAAAACAATATCATCGCCGTACACATGTACATTTTGGCATGCCCATTCTAAGTCGTCCTCAGACGTGTAACTCTCTTCCATGGTATTGGCGATGGTCGCCGCGGAGATCGCCCAAAATACAAGCGACTCCACACTAAAACAGTAACCATTTCCCATCGGTGCCACTTTCGATAAAACGATCGTATCACCAGATGGCAGTCGCGTAGTACCACTGCGAGATTCCTCAATTGCCCTATACCACGACGTCGGAAACAGGTTGCGAATCAGGCGTAAACTTACCCTATCGCTGGCCTCCGACAAATCTATCGTGGCATTCACTCCCGAGACTGATGATGCAAGCGCTAACTCAGCGTTGACGGTCTGGTCATCGAACGGTATAGAATTCCGACAATAAGAATGTTCGGAAATCCGCTCTCTGATTAAACTGTCGATACCGAGTTGCGCCCACATCAGCCTTACTGCTTCAGCAGAGATTATCCGCGGTCCCTTCGATGTTTTGGGGACCAAGGACACCTTTGATTGTCGCAGTTGTGGCACATGGTGCTTACTAAGACCAAGCCACGCTTCAAGATCCGGCCTGTCGCAATTAAACTCAGCGTCAGCCAATCCGGGAGTCGTAAATAAGTCATCAGGCAATTCATCCGACCCATCCCCAATAAAATGCCATTTCTCCCAAGGAAAGGTAATCCTGTGCGAACTCGCACCAGGCCCTTGCCGGGGTACTACAGCATCCCAGGAAAATGGTCCAAGGATTTCGGATATGAGGTTACTCGCCAACAACAACACTTTGTCGTACGGACTTAGATGAGTCTGTCCATCCAACGTTTTATCACATTCAACCATCTTCTTAACCGCAGTGTCCTCTTGCTCGGGCGAGTAGGGCATCTCCATTTTATAAAGGAGGTAGCAGAACTGCCGTATACAAAAGGCAGACACATAACACGGGTCCTTCAAAAGGATCCCCGTATCAGCATCGAACACGCGTGACGTTAACCCCGAAAATAGTTTGGGGAGCGCTCCTTTCATTGCGAAAGCACTGTGAGGCTGGAACGTGCCTACATTTGTCGACTGAAAGAAATTGTCGGCAAACATAGGAAGTGTTCTTGTTAGAAAAGGGAGACCTTCATGAACCGCACGACCCTCGATTGTAATCAGATCGCGCCGAAGCGATTGCTCGCCCGTTAAGTCCAATAGGTCTTGGGTTAGTAGTCGGTAGAGGTGTATGGCTTTACTATTTAGCTCTTTCATAGAGTTACCACACTTTAGGCTGTTCGGCTATCGGAGTAATCCTGGTAGCTTCCCCTCCATATTCCACCTTAATCTTCACCCTATGACGCCAGAGGAAACACGCACCTTAATCGGTGCGGCTTTCTGCGATGTCATCGATCACTGTCGGTAAATAACTGCAGAGCGCTACGGTCAGGTCCTTTGCAAGGGCCGTCTCGTCCGGCTCGCCATCGGTGCATGTTAAAACAAATTGCCCTTTGACGAGTCTCGGCGCAGCGTCAGGACCCCGGTTACCTTCGATCTCAAGAGAAACAACGTGCCCCCGTACGTTCTTCTGGACCTGATGGGAGATGCGTAAAGTCGCATAGCCCTCGGTTGCCATGTTGTCACGTTTAACGGTGGTGTTGCCTTTCTTGAGCTCATTGTGGTATTTGGGGACCCACGCTTTGTCAAGCGTTAGCTCTTGTGTGCCGATCGTGATAGTTTGAGTTCCAACTAAAGTAGCCATAGGAGTACCTCCCGGTGATGATGTTAATGGAGTAATTGTTAGCATCGTTAACTATGGAAACGGACTCCTGCCGTTCCAATAGCTGCGCCAAGCGCCAACTGCATGAATGTGGGTATTTTTACAACCCACTGAAGGCGGTCAATCGCGTTTTCGCCAGTCCAACGGTAGACGTACTTTTTTGTCACGATTTGGGATGAATGCGGTAGAGAGAAACATGTTTCATGCGTAGAGACACAACCTTCCTCAATAATATGAGTCAGGCAAATCTCTTCAATATGCGTGATACAGTCTTTCGTCGCATTTGTGTTGAATCCCAATCTCGATTTTGAGAACAGGGCGTCACAATTCAGGAACCATTCCATGACAAATGAGAATGGTAGTAAATCCCAAACTGTTTTGGTTGATAGCCCCGCTCCCAGGTATGTCAAGAGTGCTTTAGCGTCTGTCACAATGCTCTCCGCCCAGTGCGGCATAGTATACGTGTACTTTAACGTAATTATGCTACGCGTGGACCACCGCGTGTAAGTTCTTGCGGTGGCCGCATGGTGTTGTGAGGGCACTACGATAGACGACAAGGGACAACCGGAGCAATTTCCGGAACAACCGATGTCATGGAAAGTCTCAGTAACATCGTTTCCTCCATCGCTCACGACCACATGTGTTGTGTGCACCTTTCCCAATCCAGCTCGCAATGTCTCTAATTGTTTCAGGATACCTGACGATCGTTTATACAAATCGCGCAGGTCCTTCACGTACGGAGCAATTGCGAATTGCCACGCTAGCCAATCTCCCGCCATTACCTGTGTTGTGTTTACTGCTGGCCTTCCCTTAAACGGGCGCGGATTAACGCGTTGCCGTGGGTTCAGGACAGAACTCAATGTAGCCGCAAGGGCTGCATTGGGAACCGTTCTCTGACCGCTAAGAAGGCGGATAGTGTCTGCGATAGATTTTACAGTCGCGGCCATATCCTTCAATTCAGCAAGCGAACGTAACACATTTGGCAACTTTCGATAAAGTTGTGGAAGCTTAGACTGGAGCCTACCTTGCAGTTCTGCTCGAACATTCACGGGCAAGCTGACAACGTCTGGATGACGATTGTCCGGACAATTTGAGTCTTGGTACTCCGCCGGCACGACGCAATCAAGTACCTTTCCTGTACAGTGGTAAGCTTTACTACTGCACGGGATACATGGAAACTGACGCGCCGTGGTATTAATTGAATACCGACGGTAAAACATTGGACTCATCGGCCATACACCATCTCCATAAGGTTTGTACGTGTCGTAAATTTCTTCGACGACTCCTGAAGGGGTCGTTGTCTGATTTGCGACTGTAACTGCACCTGTAGAGCGTAATTTGATGAAGCGACAGATAGGAGTGTTAATTATTTCTCCTCGTCGTCGTGACCGATCGTAGGGTATCGTTCGATACATGGTGGTTTTTAAACGGGCTGGCGAAAGCCGG